GTATCCATTTAATTCATCATCCGATAAAAGACAGTAAACATCGGTGATTTTGGTTTTGTTTCTCCGCGCTGTTGCTTCTAAGTATCTTCTTTGGATTCCACGAGATGTAAGGATTCCATGCTCTTCAAACATTTTTTTGCTGAATAAACCCCATTTTAGGCAATCGTTTACGACATCAATAACTAGGTTAATGTCTACATTAACTACCTTTGAAAAAAGTAATTGTTCCTTTTCGCCCCACTCATAAAAGTATCCGTTGCGATAGATACGCATTAAAATCTTGACGATAATCGCAAATCCGATCGGCCCATGCTGCGCTTCAATGAGAGCAATCTTTTCGTCTTGATCTATGTCTACATCGAGCGGAAAGTAATCTAAACCTTCCTTTTGAGGTCTTGCCATTACCTCATCCTCCTAACGTTTTTCGCAGATTGCTGCCATGCCTCGAATTTTAATTAACCTGAGTTCTGGAAAATTATGCTCAATATAAGCCCTAACATATTGCTTAAATAACCGTTGCCCATTATTTAGTCCTTTTGCGAATAAATACTCATGAGGAATTGGTATTTCATAAAGAATAGTAAACGCCTACCTTAAAATGTTATAATTAAGTTTGTAAAATCTTTTATTGATCAGCTTTTCAATGGCTGATCTTTTTATTTTGCTGCCTGATATTGTCCATTGAGAAGCTTATCCGCTACCCTTATAGCGTCATCCAAACGATCCACACGCGAAAGATATTCCGGCATCGATAGTTCCTTTAATCCATGACTAAACTTATAGTTTTCAATCAAAAGTTTTAGGTTCGTCCTATAGGCTGTGTTAAATGCCGACCGAAAGTGTTTCCATGCTTTAGCGAATGAATAACCATTACTTCCGGCATATAAGCGAATCATTTTGTTTAACCGCTGTTGCTTATCTCCTATGGTGTCGATCTTATCGAAGTTATCTATCCGATGATGTGCTGCGGCTAAATCATTTTCAAGCCGGTTAATGCGCTTTTCCTGCTCAACAAGTTGTTGGGCGGCCATGAGCATCATTTCAGCTTGAGTTTTTGGCAGTTGGTACTGTTGACGATATTGTTTTTCCACCTTAATGAAGTATTTTCGTATTGCCCTTCCAGCCTCATTGTTCTGGACCATAGCGATTTCTTTGGCTGTGTCTAAAGTCAAATGATACTCCCTTGTTGGACGCCCCCCACTTTTACTCAAAAATGAGTAAAAGTCTTCACCTTCGATAAAGCCATAACTATCAATCATTCTGGCAATCCAATCGTTAAAACGAGTCAATATGAATAGCTTTTCATGAAGTACCCTGGCATTTACAATTTTTTCGCCGGTTTCGGTTTCATAGATCGGCATGATATCATTGGCAATGACTTTAAAAACTTTCATTGTTTCACCCTCTCCTTTTTTACAATTAGCATGACCGCAATATGTAATAAGTCGCCGTTCATATTTATCACGGTTCCGATCATATTTGGCACTTTTCGCGCCGTTCGAGTCATGAGGAGAGTGGAAACTCATGGCTCCAACGGCGAGAGCGACCGCGGTCGCACTTGCCATCAAGGGGGAAATGATATAAAATTTTGTTGGGTTATGCGCTGACTTTGTCAGTGCTTTTTTCTTTTTCAAAATGATCAAGCATGTCCCCGATCGTAATGATCTTCCTGAGTCCCGTCGAGTATTTAACATTTTCCAATCGTGCGTGAAGGTCGCCGTCTGATACATAGTCAGCCAGGAAATTGCTGATTTTTGTCACCCTTGTTTTCCTCCTTTTTGGCGTTTTCAGCTATTCGATTGATAAGTCCTATAATCCCGAGGCTCTCTTTGTTGAGTTCCACGTTTAATTGCTTAATGCCGTTGATCCACGCTTCATAGGTCATTTTCATTCCTCCTTTTCCACGATATGTATTTGGCACGGACCACTCTAATTCGGTCTCCCGTTTGCTGGCGCACTTTCGCGCCGTTCGAGCCATGAGGAGACGAACGTGTTTGTGAGTGGAAACTCATGGCTCCAACGGCGAGAGCGACCGCAGTCGCACTTGCCATGGTTAGCATCAGGGGGTATAATGGAGTTGGCGTTAGGCTGTCGCATTTGCGACAGTCTTTTTATTTAGTTTTTTTCTTAAGTCCGCTTCGATTGAAGCAATTTCGGTCTTTATCAAACCAAATTCAAACGCTGCTTGACTGATTTTTAATGTATTTTGCTTGGTTGAGAGACACCACTGCAAACCGTTAAAAAGAATGTCCTTTTTAGCCTTAAGGCTTAGGTATTCGCCGACTGTAATTTCACCCATGTAAATGGACCTCCTCAATTTTTATGACGATTTCTGAATATCCTCGCGCGATCAAGTTTTGCTTCAACAATTCAAGCTGTTCTTGTTCACGTTTGTATGCATAAAGCCTTTCTAATTTTTTATGGCATTCATACGCCATATCGAATTTTCCTCTTTGATTGAAGTGATCGATAAGCTTCACTAATCGCGTTGCTTCAAGTAGATGTTCTGACATAACTTTTTCTTCGAGCTTTTGCAAATTTCTGAACCCCCTTCGTACACGAATAGGTTAAACTGCTTGTCCAACGCTCTTGATAAAATTTAGCGCTCACCGCGCTTGAGTTGATATTCGTGCACTATTTTCAGTCTGTTAGCATCCAATCCGAACTCTTCTTCTAAGACACCTTGCATGATTAGGGCCTTTTCGATGACATCACGGATCTCATGCCACGTTTTTTCAGCCGTCTGCTTTCTTTTTTCCGGATCAAGATGTCGCGCCAACAAGAGACCCTCCAATGCTTCTTCTGCTTCGTTAAGTTCCTTCAAAAGTAAATCCTTTAGTGCGGCCGGGTGAAGATCTAAGTTCGGGACCTCATCTAAGATGTTTGATATGTATCCGCCGCTCTTTTCATCAATTATCGTCAGAGCAAGTCGCCAATTTAGTTTAGCAATGGCAGGTTCATGATGTTCGGCAATTTTCTCCTTACCATGTTCCAACTTTGAGATTAACGAACGATCGACATGAAGTTCGTTAGCAATCTCTTGTTGACTCAATCCTTTCTGTGTCCTGTAAGCTAATAAGCTTTCACCAATCGACAAATTACATCTCCCTTTCTTTCACAAAAACGATATTTAGTTGTGAAGGAACAAATCGTTAAAATAATCATCAGGATAGAGCTTTTAATTCATTAAACAGATCCCACAGGTTTTTAGTACTCACCGATTGATGTTCATCCAGAAAGCGAATACTATTTTCAACTTGACTTAAAAAATTTGCATCAGGTTTAATATTGGATCTGAGAAGCTCTCTGATCTCGTGTTTGATACCATCTTTGAGGAAAAGAAGAACTTCAAAAGGGATGGTCTTTTCCATGTCATTACACCTCCTTGCCTTTTCTTATGAGCTCATTGATGATCGACCAGCCGGCATTATGGAATTCTTTCATCACCCGGTCGAATTTTTCAGGAGTTATCTGCTTTGGTGCCACCACATGGACCGTGGTATTGCCGAACTTATATGTGGCATCATATTTTTCTTGTTGCTCAGTCATGCTGGCATTCCTCCTCGGTACATCCATATGATGTTGATCGAGAAGGACAGCCCTGTTAATTGCCATGGTCATCACCTACCTTTTAAGGAGAAAACACTTTAGTGGTTAACTTGCCTATGCCGAATTTTGTTCACTCTTTGTTAACTCATCATCCAAAAAAATATCGTCGGGTTTTAAGTTAAACACTGAAGCTATCTTAGTTGCCAATTCATAAGATAACCCTCTTTCTCCATTTTCAATTTGCCAATAGTAAGGTTTACTTACATTTATTTCATCGGCAACCTGTTGTAAAGTCATCTTATGAAGTTTTCGTATCTCAATCAATTTATTTCTTTTCAAATTTTTGCACCACCTTCTGTTAACCTGTTGTTAACTCAATTATAGTTAACATCTTGTTAACAGTCAAGCTTTTTTTATAAAAAAATTTCTATTTAGTTAACTTTATTTACGTTAGCATATGGTTAACCTATAATTTACTTAGGCCAATTATGGAGAGGTGTATTATGGGATTTCCTGAAAGACTTAAGGAATTAAGGTATCAAAAGAAACTGACACAAGAACAACTAGGTGCAAAAGTAAATGTTACAAAAGTTTCAATATCGGGATATGAAAATGGAAATAGGACACCAGATACTGAAACTCTCCAAAAATTAGCAGACTTCTTCGAGGTATCTGTAGATTATTTGCTTGGCCGTACCGATAGCCCCAACTCAGGTAAAGAAGAATTCGAAGATCCGGAACTTGGCCTGTGGTTTAAGGAATTAAAAGAGGCATCGCCAGAAAGACAGGCTGAACTTAGACGGTTCTGGGAATTTATAAAACAACAAGAAAAGGATCGAAAACCTGGGGATAAGCAAGGAGAATAAATTTTTACATCTAAGACGTGCAGAAGTTTATAGCATGTCTTTTTGTTTTCTAAATGTTCTGTGCTATGCAAGCTTTTGGGTGGTGTGACTTTGAAGACGTCAATAGGTTGTTTAATTGATACCGAAACAACAGGGTTAACCCCAGGAATGGATGAAATCATTGAATTTGCTGCCATTTTGTTTTCCTTCAATCAAGAAACCGGTGAAATTCTCGAAGTGATTGAGGAACATACTTATCTTCGGGAACCACTTTCGCCGGCAGCAATACAAAATTATGATGTTGCTTTTAGGATCCACGGCATCCCTTTTAAGAAAGTAAAAGGGAAAAAATTCGATGATGACGTCATTAAAGGTATTTTTTCACGGGCTGACATTCTTATTGCCCATAATGCGTCCTTTGACAGAAGTTTTCTATACCATATGTATCCGGAAGTTAATAATCATAAATGGCATTGTTCTATGCGCCATATTGCTTGGAAAGATTATGGCCATGCCAATAAAAAACTCATCACTTTATTAAAGGATCATGGAATAGCCACTGATCAATCACATAGGGCATTGGATGATATTATGTTGCTTCTAGAACTTCTAAAAAGAAAAAACCCTCATGGAGATTATTATCTAAAGGAAATATTGTCCCATAGGCCCATGAGAAAATATCAACCGAAAGAAACCAATTTTAAAAGATCTGATACATATATATTTACTCAAGAAAGGACAGCAACTCAAACGAATACACTTACTCAACCTAGGACATTTACTCAACCAAAGACGCCTGTACAATCCATGATTGCAACAACAGAAGAAAAATCCAAACAATGGGACAATCCAATAGTTCGATTATTTTATTCCAAATTCGTCATCCTTTTTCTAATTACTTTTCTGGGAATCGCAAACTTATTATTGAGCCTTGTTTATGGCTGGATTTATTTTATCGTATCTGAATTTATAACATATTTACTTTATAAAGCGCTAACTAATAAACGGAAAGAAATCCTTCGCTTGAAAAGGCAAGGGTAATATGCCTTTGATTATTTAGATCTTGAAATCTAAGGATAAACAAAGAGAATAAATTAAACATCAAGGTATCTACCCAATTTATGTTTTATAAAGGTGGGTTGTATTTGGAACACTTCGAAATAAGTATAGAAGAAGCACTTTCGTTTGAACGTGAAATTGGAAATGGTAATACAAATCCCTTATTGATGAGATGCACTAACGATACATTTGTAGTTAAAGTCATGGAAAATCCTGAGGGACCAAGAGTATTAATAAATGAACTTGTTTGCTACAAATTAGCCAAATTATTAGGTTTACCCATACCAAATGCCGCGCTAATACATATAAATAATGAGATGATACAATCGTCAAAACGCCTTCAAGAATTAGGTATAAGACCAGGTATTCATTTTGGAAGCAAATTCATAAAAAAATCAACACCATCAATACAACCTCCAATGCTTCGAATCGCGGTGAATACTGATGATATTCCATCCATTATTTTGTTTGATCAAATAATTTACAATGATGATCGGACAGAAAATAAAGGCAATTTATTATTTGATTTAAAGGAAAAGAAAATAATAATTATCGATCATACTCATGTTTTTAAAATTGGAGCATTATGGGATAAATATCAATTAGAACAGATTCATAAAGAACCTTTAACTCTTGTCAAAGACTTTCATGGACACAATTATAAAGTTTTATTAAAATACATTAATGGTTTTAATCCCTTCCACAAAGTAATGGTTAAAATTTCACAATTAACTAAGTCCGATATTGAATGGTGTTGCGATGAGATACCAGAAAGTTGGGGATTAAATTCCGATGATAAAAATGGTTTAATCGAGTTCATTTGGTATAGAATAAAAAATAAAAATGTCTTTTTGGATTTATTAAAAGATAAATGTCCGGATTGGAAAGGTGGTGAACTCGATGCGATCTAGCATAGTTCATTATTCAGTATGTAGATATGTTCCAGATATAATGAGAGGCGAAGCAATAAACGTAGGCGTTTTAGTGCATGTACCTGAAGAGAAATTTTGCCATTTTTATAAAACAAAAAACCTCACTCGGATAAAAAACTTTGATGATGAGCTTGAAATTGATGTAATTAAAGTGCTTCTAGAATCGCTCGAGTATCAATTTAATACTAACACAATCCACTCTCCAGATTTGAAAGGGCTAGAATATGATGATTTCTTAGAAAAGGAAACATCATATTATGTAAATCAATTTCAATTTAGCAATATAAAGACTTTCAGTAGTGATGATTTAAGCGAAGATATTGAAGATTTATGTAATATTTATTTATATTATGATAAAAAGAAGTCGGAACGAATAGATAAATATAAAGTAAAAAGTTTAGTTTCAAAAATAATTACAAGCAGTAAATTGAAACCTTATGTTGATCGGAATCCAAAATTAAAAAATAATTTTCAACAACAAGCATTTGATTTTTCCTTGAAGTTAAATAATCATGAGACATTAATAAAAGCTTTAAGTTTAGACTATAGAAGACACAATAAAATGCTTAATGAAATTAAATCTTTTTTGTATGATCTACTTTATTTTAAGTATTCCAGCAGTCTTGATACTTCTGATATTAAAGTTGTTGTTAATAATACTCAATTTGAAAAAAAATATGAGAGGATAGCTGTTGAGGAACTTAAAAAATTTATTGAAGTATATACTCTTGAAGAGTTCTCAAAGTTTATTGATAAAACAGAATCAATTTTATACCGTAGTTAATTTTCAATACCCATTTACTGGGTGTTTTTTTTTGCTTATAATAAGATGAGAACGTATATTCCTATATATAAAGGGGGGCAGTTATGAGCTATAAATATACCATACTAGAGGAACAAGTAAGGAACTTATATTACCATATTCGAATATTGCAACCAGAAGACCTTAATTTAAACGTAATTGCTATACGTTTAAATATATGGATACATTATTCTAAAGAATTTAATAGTCGTGCAGTTTGCAGAAAAGGATTACACAGTATTATTATCAATGAAAACCAATCATTTCAAAATCAATGGGAAGATTTCGGGCACGAATTGTGCCATATCTTAAATCATGAAGGGAATCAACTAAACCTCCCCCCTTCTTTTGTTGAATTCCAAGAACAAAAAGCCAATAATTTTATGCTGCATTTTTGTGTGCCAACATTTATGCTTAGGGAATTATATTTACCACCGGAACATACCGTAGAATTTATTTCCGAAACATTTAATGTGACCTATAAAACGGCCAAAATTCGCCTGGAGATGTACCAAAGACAACTTTATCAACATAGATATGACGAATATCTGCGCGAGGTTTCCCGTCCAAAAACTAAACCATTTAATCTAGCTGACTGTTCCGACGAAACCAAAAGAATCATGTACAAGCTCCAACAACAATTAAAGAAAAAGGAACTGGTTTACAATGAAGGTTAAAGTTTTTTATGATACTGATGTAGATGGCAGCCTATTCCCTAAGTGGGCTGTGGTCAATTTTAGCGTGTCTGGTGTACCATGGGAATCATCGACTATTTATGTTGATGTAATGGCACCATTTGAACGCATCATTGGTGAAGACTTTGGCGATTTAATTGGGTGTTCTGTTAATATTGAGGATTTATTGATTAACCTTGATAAGCCCAACTCATTTGGAATAAACCTTAAGAATATCCTTAAGAGATATAAAGGTTACGACTTATCTGAGGTTGAACATTTAATTATTCAAATATCCGACATCGAAGATGTCATGCAAATGAAGGTATATCGTGTGTAATATTATCATAAGGGGTGATTTTTAGTGGATCGCATAGCCATGTATCTGAGGAAATCGCGTGCGGACCTCGAAGCCGAAGCCCGTGGCGAAGGTGAAACGCTCGCAAAGCATAAGAAAGCACTCCTTAAATTAGCCAGGGAGAAAAACCTAAATATCGTTAAAATTTACGAAGAGATAGTTTCCGGGGAAACCATAATTCACCGGCCTCAAATGTTAAAACTCTTGGAAGAAGTCGATCATGGAAAATATGATGCTGTACTCTGCATGGATCTTGACCGACTCGGCCGCGGGAATATGCAAGATCAAGGACTTATTCTTAACACATTTAAACAATCAAATACAAAAATTATCACTCCGCGTAAAACATACGATTTAAACAATGAGTGGGATGAAGAGTACAGTGAATTTGAAACCTTTATGGCTCGGCGCGAGTTAAAAATTATCACCCGCCGTATGCAAAGTGGCCGTGTCCGGTCCATTGAAGATGGCAATTATATAGCCACTAATCCCCCATATGGATATATAATTAAAGAATTAGATAACGGCCGAACGCTTGAACCCCATCCCGAACAAGCCGACATAGTACGGATGATTTTTGAGTGGTATACACATGAGGATGCCGATAAACGGATCGGCACCAACATGATCGCAAATAAACTAAATGAAATGGGTATAAAAACGTACACCGGCAAGACATGGCAAAGCTCATCCGTACTCAATATTTTGAAGAACGCCGTTTACGCCGGAAGGATTCAGTGGAAACGAAAAGAGATTAAAAAGTCCACTGAACCAGGTAAAGTAAAGGACACAAGGACGCGGCCAAGAGATGAGTGGATTGATGTTCAAGGAAAGCATGAACCGTTAATCTCTATGGAGGTTTATCAAAAAGCACAAGAAATCCTAAAAACCAGATATCATGTTCCCTATCAGCTAACCAATGGAGTCCGTAACCCTTTAGCCGGTATAGTAAAATGTGGATTTTGTGGTGGATCCATGGTTTTCAGGCCATATGTAAAACAAAAACCACACATTAAGTGCTACAATCAGCCAAGATGCCGATGTAAGGCATCTAATTTTGAACTTGTTGAACAGAAACTACTTCATGGTTTAAAGGAATGGCTAGAAGCGTATAAAGCGCAATGGGAGGTCCATAAGCCAACAGAAACAGAGATCGGAATAGATGAGTTATCCCTAAAGGAAAAATCGATCCATGCGCTTCAAAAAGAGCTTGAACAATTAGAAATACAAAAGAGTAAGCTTTTTGACTTGCTTGAACGCGGGATTTATACAGAGGAAATTTTTTTGGAGCGTTCTAACAACATTGCCAATCGAATCAACGAAACTCATACCGCTATCGAGAAAATCGAACGAGAAATTGAATTTGAACGCGAAAAACTAAAAGCTAAGCAAGACATCATTCCTAGGGTTGAACATGTATTAGATCTTTATGACAAAACCGATGACCCAAAAAAGAAAAACGCCCTTCTCAAATCTGTTCTTGAGAAAGCCGTTTATAAAAAAGAAAAATGGCAGTGTAGAGACGACTTTGAGCTCATTCTTTATCCTAAAGTGCCGCATTATTATCTTAGACAGATAACATCATGAGGGGAACGAAATTTCACTCATCGATGTTCTGAAATCCAAAAATAAGGATATCGTCGATGAGATCTCCTTAAAAATGGAGAAAAAGAAAATATATGAGTACTTACACATTCTTGATGACCGGGAAAAA